TTGAAAAGTTAGTTACAGTTTTACGTTGTAATTTTTACGATATATTTATAGTTAAAAAATAACCAGAACCCAGAAACCAGAACCAGAAAGGAGTTGTTATGCCCCCCACTATTGACGATTTCAATGAGTCATTATGTAATCAATTCATCCCGGATTTCCGCCGAGGCGCTTGCCAATACTATGATCAGGCGGAAAATGAGAAAGTCTGCGGATACTGCAAGAAGAAGGAATTGTATAGATGCCTTGCTGACTGCAAACGGATTATACCGTTGTCTTATTCTTCAGTATCCGACTTTCTTACCTGCCACCACCTTTATTACCTCAAGGCTATTCGTGGCGTCCAGATCAACAAGCCTCGGCTATCTTCGGCACTGAAAAAAGGTATGCTGTGGGACCGAGTGCTCCAGAACCTGTTATCCAACCAAAAGCTCCACAATATATCCGAAGTAATCGCTGAATATGAAATGGATGCCAAAGATGTAGCCAGTGTCAAGGGTATTTACCGCGCATATAAACAACTGGAGATTGTCACAGAACCCAATGGGAACTTACAGGCCAAAATAGACCTCACAATACCATTTGATTCGACTTGGGCTGATAATTCTCCGGTTGAAATGTTGGTAAATGGCTATTATGACCGGAAATACCCAACCTACTTTGTGGAGAATAAGCTCTCCAGCCGGCCATTGAACTATGAGGATACCTATTTTATCCAATCTCAAGTTGGGGTATACTTCTTGGCTGATCCATCATTAGAATACTGCATTATGGAGATAGTCCGGACTCCTGATCTCAAATCAACAGGCAAGAATAAAGATGAAAGTCCAGAAGCTTATGAAGAGAGAGTTTACCAGGATGCAATAAGCCGGCCAACTCATTATTTTCTTGGATATGATATTAAGACTCATAAATATGGCCGGAAGTATTACCGGAATGAGTTTAACCTTGAGGAACTGAAAGGACGGTTTATCCATGTTTTCAGGGAGATATATAATGCAAGGTGGTTGGATGGGTGGTACCGGAACGACAGGGTATGTGGGTCTATCCTCCCTGGAATCGCCTGCGACATGCTGCCGATTTGCAGGAATGGGAATTGGAACGAGGATAATTATACGATAAGAGAGAAAGTAATTGGGAAATGGTAAGGAGTAGGTTTATGAAAAATTATTTAAAAAATAAATTACGATTATGGTTGGGAGTTGAATCATTAAATAGTAAAGTTAATAGATTGGACAACCTTTACGCGGATCTTGTTTCTATTGGTGTTGACGTACACTTTAAAGAACCACACATGATATTAATATATTCACGTTTAAATGGTGGGCAAATAAGAGAGGTACGGGCTAACTTCAATAATTTAAAAGAACTTAATGAATTTGTCAGGGAATTGAAACAACGATACGCAACTAACCATGAAATATGGGATTTTCCTCAAGGATTTAACAAAAACTTAATTAATTTTTTTTAAAAATAAATAAAAGGAGAATATGAATAATGAGAGTAGACATCTACAAGCCAGACACATCTAAAAAAGACGACCGCGGCAACTTCATCTTAATCTATGGGGATTCAGGAGTTGGTAAATCAGCCACAGTAATCCAGACAGCTCAGGACCCGATCTACTGGATAGTGGCCGAAAGAGGGCAAATTGACCTGACTGTGAAAGCTATCAACCGACCGGATATCAAGTTAAAAGTCGGCTATTATGAAGGTTGGGATGATTTGCTGGAAACTATCTACGACATCAAAAACTTCGAAAAGATAAAAACCGTGCTCTTTGACGGACTGACCCATGTGATGAATGTCCACTTGGCCGATGAGATCCTGGAGGAGAATTACGAGTCCAGGGATAAGAAGAATGATAAGAGCGAAAAGGATATGACCATGAGGGTTAAGGGAACCCCGGAAATGTATGGGGTGTTGAGCAAGCAAATGGTTCGGTTAATGAAAGGGTTTGAACAGCTCACAATTAATGGCATAGATGTTATTTGCACAGCCCGGGCAGACGATAAACCAAAATGGAATCGTGAATTATCCTGCGCTCCGGCATTGGCTGGGAAAGAATTCCCCCGAGATATGAAGGGGTTCTTCGACATGATCGGGTTGGTAGAAAGGAATGTCATTGATGGGCAGGTTAAATACCCTCCATTGGTGTCTTTTGAGGATGATGGTAGCTTCTTGAGCAAGTTTACAGGATTGCGACCGGAAGGTGGAGTGAGGAGGAAACCGTTTAATATTAAAAAGGTTCTCGATTTTGCACATGGGAGGAAATAAATTGATTCAACCAATCGAAATTATACACGGAAACTGCATGGAAGAATTGTTTAAAATGAAAGATAATTCTATTGATGCTATCATTACGGATCCGCCCTATGGTTTATCGTTTATGGGCAAGAAGTGGGATTATGACGTACCTAGCGTTGATATATGGCGTGAATGTTTTAGGGTGCTGAAGCCGGGCGGATATCTTCTTTCTTTCGCAGGAACACGGACGCAGCACAGAATGGCGGTTAATATCGAGGACGCGGGGTTTGAGATTAGGGATATGATATTTTGGACATATGCAAGTGGTTTTCCAAAATCATTAAACATATTTAAGCAGTTGATAAAACGGTGTACTTGTGGTAATATGGAAGCGTATGAAAAGGAAACAATACAAAGCAAATCGAATACCAAATACAACCTGCGACTTATGCCAAAAGCCGATTTACAGAAGGAAATCTCAGATAGACAGACAGAAGGGGAAGTTTTGCAGTCGGAGTTGTCGGAACAAAGCCTATCCCCTGAAGGTTTGCAATTTTCCGGTGAAATACGGGAAAGACAATCCTGCATGGAAGGGTGGGATAATGTTGAAACGAACTCACGGGAATTATCAAGGGACGACTTATGTGAGATGTCCAAAGGAATACTTACAGATGGCAAGGAAAGACGGTTATGTAATGCAGCACCGGTTAGTGATGGCTCAACACCTGAAAAGGATTTTAATAAGAACGGAAGTAGTACACCACCTAGACCACAATCCGAGAAACAATCAGATAGAGAACCTTGTTCTTTTTGTAAACAATACGGCACACAAGTTATGGGAGCATTCGGATTTGGGTCGGCACTTAAACCCGCTTGTGAACCCATAACAGTAGCCAGAAAACCTATATCTGAAAAAAATCTTGCTGATAATTTTCTTAAGTGGGGAACGGGTGGGATTGATATTGACGGGTGTAGAGTGGGATTAAACCCCGGTTATAAATATAATGCTGATAAAAATGGAACGACATTTCATGGACAACAAGGGGAAAGGATAAAGCAAACAGCAGAAAAAAAAGGGCAACAATTTATTGAAAGTAACCAAGGCCGTTTCCCTGCCAACCTTATTCACGATGGTTCGCAAGAAGTGTTAGATTTGTTTCCTCAATCTGCAGGTCAGATGGGAGATTTACGGGCTGGAATAAAAAAGAATAAATATAACTGCTATGGTGATTTTGGTCAAACTACCGAGATGTTGAAACGTAACGACTCCGGTTCTGCCGCCCGTTTCTTTAAGCAAATACCCATTGACAATGATACTCTTAGTTGCTATCTTTGTGGTAAGGATAGAAACAAGGAGGATTTATGCAAAAATACAAATGTCCACAATGCGGAAATGAATTTGAAAACTATCAAGGAAATCACCCCAAATACTGTTCCACAAAATGTTATTGGGAATCTAAACGGAAAAAAAGACCAGCTTGTAAGGTATGCGGGAAACCTGTGCGAAAAATGCGCAATGTCTTTTGTTCAAAGTCTTGCTGTAATATCGGAAGTCCAAAAGGGTGCGCAATCCCTAGAGGAATTACAAGTTATGCGGGACTTTATTACAAACTCAAAAAAATGTACCCTACTCCAGAACCTTGCCAATTATGCGGAGCTAATGGCCAGCATAGACACCACCCCGACTACGACAAGCCTTTTGAAATTGTTTGGCTCTGCGAATCTTGCCATCACAAATTACATCCAAGAAATAGAAAAGACCGCACCAAAACGCTTTTTATACGCACCAAAGGCTTCAAAAGCTGAACGGAATAGGGGGTGCGAGGGGTTGGAGGAAAAATTATGCGGCATGATGGAAGATGACAACTACCCTATCAAAACCGGAAGCGGAAATTTAAGGGAAACAAAAAGAAGTAATTACCATCCCACCGTCAAACCTATCGCCCTTATGGAATACCTTGTCAAATTAGTTTCAAGGGAAGGGCAGACGGTTCTTGACCCATTCGCTGGTTCGGGAACAACGGGAATTTCCTGTACTAATTTAAACCGTAACGCAATCTTGATTGAGCGTGAAGCTGAATATGTTGAAATTGCGAAGTGTAGAAATGGGTTAGTTAATGTTGATAATAGTAGTTGGTGATTAAATTTCAACAAATAAAATAACAAGGAGGTGATGATGTGGCATAATGTATCCGTACCAAAAAATAATCAAGGAGGTGGGTCGATGGGTGGAAAAAACCCAAACACAACCAGTTATGAAGACACTATGCTGGTTGCATTTTTGAAGTTGAAAGGTTTCACAGTAATCCCCTATGTAAGCAGGGACGATCCGAGTGATATCAGGGTGTCTTTTGATGTTGATGGGGATGAAAAGGAAATTGAAGCTGCCGTGAATGCGTTCTATGCAAATGAAATGATCGGAATACAGGATTTTTGCAAATCATTTAAAGAAACGAAATCGAACATGCACGCGCTGAAACGGGTGGGAAGAAGTTAAACGTCATTTTAACAAAATAAAAATTAGGAGGAAAGAATAGTGAGAGAAAAAGCTCAAGATGGGAAGACATTTTTAGGTGTAACGGCCGCAGATGGTTGGCATGAAATTGAAATCCAAGACGGAATCGATTATCTTATGGCAAAAGATGGAGGGAACCCTGTCCAAAATGAAAGAGGTTTTAAGACATGGAAGATAACAACAAAGGTTATCGAAAGTGAAGATAAGCCATCTATCGGAGGATTTGTTGGTTGCCTTGTATCTGAGGAAAAAGGCGGTGATTTGATGGCCACGATCCTTGACGCCGCCGGATTATGGAAAATAATCTGTGAGAAGTTCCCCGGTGACGATGTAACGGTATTTGATAAGAAAATCATGGATGGGGTCAAAACACGACTCCCTGGGAAAACCTTTATGGTTGAATCCCGGCTGGATAAGAACGGTTTCGCCAAGGTTATATCTGTCGCTTCCTACGCCAAGTATAAAGAAATTGCTGCCGGCCAGAAGGAAGACAAGAAAGGCGCCGGAAAGAAGGAAAAAGGTGCAGAGAAGACTGAGGGAGCTGCCGGTGCTGGTAACGACTGGTATAATTAATTAAGCGCTCAGGTAATCAACAGGGCGGTACGGAACCACAGGGAGGAGAGCAGGTGCGCGCTATGAGGTCGCAAGCTCCCGCGCACCATAACGCTCTCTCCCTGACCTATCCGCCCTATATGATAACCTTCGCTTAGTAGGAGGAGGAAGAAATTGGGAACTGAACAGGATCAAAAAGTAGTAGAACTCACCCGCCTCATCATTGACCTTAAACTGGAGAAGAAGAAATATAACAAGGAAATAAACGACCAGATTAAGGAAAATGAGAAGGAGATAGCTGAGTTAGTCAAGGAAGAGAAGTAAGAAACAATCATAATAATAAGGCCGGAGGGTGGAAAATCATTAACGCTTATATATTGGGGAATAGTAAGTTGAAGATGGTTGCCCTCCGGCTATAATTAAGAAAGGAAAAGGAATATGAAAAAGATAAAAGGAAGAAGGGATATAGCAGAAACCCATCTTTCACCAAATGACATAGAAGTATTAATCCTCAATTGATATGTTTTTAAAAAATGGATTAATTGAGAAAAGCGGATTAGTTGAAAACAATGAACAAATTTATAAGGCAACAGAAAAAGGTGAGAAAATGATAGACATATTATGTAATACACCTTTTCCTATATTAAAATATATTGATCCGAGGGAGGAAAAGGGAATATGAAAACTGTATTTTATAAGTTAAGAAGTAATAAAACTCCAGAATGGAAATCTGGTTATTTGTGTGATGAGCAGCAAGGACTCGTCCATATTAAAACTAGATATGAGTATAATAATAACCAAGAGGGGGATTGGTACGAAAAGAAAAGCATACGAATAATGGCAAGAGAGGAGAATAAACTATGATAACAAAACATGGATTAAGAATAATAAACCTACGAGCAGAAAACATCAAAAAGCTAACCGCTGTTGACATTACCCCGAAAGATGATGTCATTATGATAACCGGTGAGAATGGCGCTGGCAAAAGTTCGGTGCTCGACTGTATTACTATGGCGCTTAAAGGTGGGAGGGAAATCCCTGATGAACCAATTAAGAAGGGCGAGGACAAGGGGAAAATAAAACTTGATCTTGGGGATTTTGTTGTGTTCCGGTCATTTAATAAATACAAGACTTCTCTTCAGATTAAAAATAAGGAAGGGAATATCCAATCCTCTCCCCAGAAGCTCCTTGATAAAATAGTGGGCAATATCAGTTTTGACCCTCTGGACTTTATGAATAATGATAAAAAGAAGCAGCGGGAGATTTTCTTAAGCCTTATCGGGGTTGATACCACCAGCCTAGACAAGGAAGAAAAGGATCTCCGGGAAGAGAGATTGCTTGTTGGTCGGCAGAAAGACCAATTGGTTGCGCGCCACAAAGAAATGCCGGAATGGAAGGATGTTAAGGGAGAGGAAGAAATAAGTATCCTATCCATCTCCAAACAGCTGCAAGATGCCATAAAAACCAATTCCGATATCGATACGTTTATTCAGGATAATGAAAAGATAAAATCCGATGCCATGGAGGACGTTGAAAAGATAAAGGACTTGGAAAAGGAACTGGCCGACCTCCGGCTGAAAGTCAACAATGCCAAACTCATCTACCAATCCAACAAAGAGAAAATTTCCACCATGGTTAAAATCGACACCACTCCAATAGAGGACTCCATGGCTACGCTCGAAACCACCAATTCCCATATCCGGGACAATAAGGAAAAGGCTAGAGTTAAATTGGAGGCTGATGCCGCAGTGGATAATTACGAAGGATTAACCAAGCGGATCGATGAAACCATCTCTAAGAGGAAAAAGTTGCTGGAGAAGGCGCCTATCCCTGTTCCCGGCCTGAGTTTCGATGATGGTGAACTGCTTTATAACGATATCCCTTTGGACCAAGCCTCAGATGGGGAGAAACTGATGATTTCCCTGTCTATATCTATGGCGCTTAATCCAACACTAAAGGTGCTTAGAATTAAGGATGGGAGTTTGCTGGATGCCAAAAACAGGGCTATAATCTCCAAAGTGGTTAAAGATAAGGGTTTCCAGCTATGGTACGAAAGTGTGGGATCGGATTCCAAGGTCGGTATCGTAATAGAGGAAGGGAATATTGTATCAGTTGATGGCCAGCCAGTTGAAGTCAAACCTCCTCCCAGAAAGAAACCCCAGATAGTAAAGGAAGAAGTTGTTGAAGAAATTGAGCAGCCAACAAAAGATGGAACGGAGGAATGGTAATATGCAAACATTAACGCCACAAGATTTAAACTTTGTTTTATCGCGTTGCCCGAGGGATATATTAAAACTGTTGAAGCAAAACCCAGATAAATTATTCTTGGCAGGTGGGTTTATCCGATCAACTATTTCGGGAGAAAAAGTTTCTGATATTGATTTATTTGGTACAGGCAAAGATGATCTTCTCCGGATTGCCAAAGATTTAACTCTGGAACGCAAGGGAAGGTATTTCTGTACCGATAACGCAATAACCGTTCTATCTCCTCCAAGATTCCCTGTCCAGTTTATTACTCGCTGGCTATTTATTGATCCGCAAAGATTAGTAGAAAGTTTTGATTTTACTGTATGCCAAGCAGTTATCTGGGCAGAAAAAAATATTATTTCAGCCCAAGGTGTAGGTGAGCCGGAAAAAGAAGTTTTTAAATTTTATTCCCTTGTTTCTGATACTTTCTACGCTGATCTCGCTGCGCGCCGGTTAGTATATACTTTCCCGCAACGAGAAGAAGAAGCTGGTGGTTCATTTATGCGTGTTATTAAAATGGTCAAAAGAGGGTATAATGTCCAAGCCCCAACATTAGCCGGAGTAATGGCCAGAATAATGAGTAAGGTATCATTGGATAAGGAAATGCGGTTAAATAGCAGCGGAACCATGGATGAAAAATGGATTGCCCAAGTTGTCACTGGATTACTCCGCCAAGTTGATCCATTAA